ACAACTGCAGCAACTATTGATTCTAGCTGTACAATAACATTCGAGTAGATCAATGCCGGAAGGTGTTGGTTATGGCCCTCAAAATACAGCCTCGACAGGTTTAAATCTTAATTATGTAGGTAATTATGCCTATGCATATAGTGGTGCGATTCCCTGCTCTAATTCTGAAAAAGAACTATTGAATTTCACAACGGGTTCGGGTGTCCTGGTTGCTAAGATTAAGTTTGCAGTAGCAACCCCAGCCCCAGAGAATGACCAAATGAGAGTAATTTTTGAATTAAACGGTATTACTGTTTATCAATCTCTTATATATTCCGGAACGGGAGGCACCTTTTATCAGTCTAATAGAGAAACTGTTAACGTTGTAATACCCTCTTATTCTAATTGGAGAGTATTAGGTGAAAATATAACGGATGCTTCAAGCCGTGCAATAGCTGTTATCATATCGGGTAAAGTTATCGGGAAAATTGATTAATGACACTTTCGACGGGGCCGACCCTGAACTTCTTTGGTGATCATGTATTTGCCTGGAGTGGTTTAGAAGCATTAACTGGAGGCGGCACAACCTTGTTAGATTTTATTTCTCCAAATAAATTCTATAGTGTCGTTACTAATATCTCTTTCGATTATAGCGGATGTTCTCAAGGTGATGCGCTGTCCTGGACTGTTCAAGGTAATGAAGAGGCACTTCATGTTAGCAAGTTCCTAATAGAAACTGCAGGCATCGGGCCCCAATTCCCTAACCTATACTATACGATCCCTCCGAACACGGGGATCAAAGTTATTGTACAGGGAGTTAGTGGACAAGCTACAGTAGTTGTAGAAGGAGCTATGATCTAATGCCAGCAAAATATTGTCCTGAATGTGGAACTAGGAAAGGTATGGTTCGGGAAACAGCCAGGAGAGCTTACGAGCCTACTGATTCAGTACCTAGACGTAAACGTAAACTATCAGCCTGGAACAAATATGTTAAGGCTAACAGTAAAAAACCAAGATTTCGATATGCAAGATCTAATAAGATCAACCTAAAGAAGATGGCTGTAGCATTTAGGAAAACACCTGCAGGTAAGAAGAGGCGATAAATGCCATACGCACTTATTCCAGAAGGTTACACACTAAAGAAAGTAACAAAGGCCCAGGAAGCCGCAGTAAACGCAAATAAACGTCATGAGGATGTTATAGCTTTACTAAACAATCCGACAACACTTCCGATACTAGGCGGTGCTGCTTTACTTTTCTCATTGCCCGTTCTTCTAACAGTGATCTTTAAAGCTTTAGCAAGACAAGATTTGGGGCTCCCTGATGATCCAAAAGATTTGGGGATTGATTATGGTATTTTTGTAAAAGATTTTGGCGAAGCTCTTTTTGAGGTTGGCGGACCTGTCATCTTCCCTAGTTTTGGTGATCCTGGTGAGAGAGCCTTTAAAGGTGAAGCAAAAGACTTTTATGAAAAATACTTAAAGGGATTGGTGAAAAGGTAATATGAACCTAGGTGCATTGATTTCATTACTAAAATTAGCTCAAGATTCTGGTTTAACTAAACCAGGTGTTGTTTATGCTAAACCCTCCGAAATTTACACTAAAGAAAAAGCATTTGAACGTGCAGAAAAAGGTTTAGGGCTGTAATGGAGATCACTACAGTTTCATTATTGCTATACTTTGCTGCCTGGTCAATATTTTATGCACTATTATCAAGATATATTGCCAGATTGTCAAAAGATGAGTGGGTTAGGTGGGCCAAAAGCAGAGAAAGCGATGAAGAGCTTATAGAAATTTTAGCAGGTGTTATAGATGAAATTGAAGATAGAATGCATGACAAACTTGAAACGTTCCAATCGTCGTTTTTTGGCTCAATCGGTGCAGCTAGCAAAAAAATTGATGATGCTACAGGACAAACCACGATCAAAGCGATAACTAAAGAAAATCCGATCATGGGTTTCGTTGCTGATATGTTAATGAAACGAAACGGTGTCCAGGGGTTACTAAACGCCTCAAAAAGCCCCGAAGTAGGGGTAAAACAGCCTACAAAACGCCTAGGATTAGATACAAAGTAGTGGGTTACAAGCCTCTAGGGGTTTCTTTATGCGTCAAATACTAAGAAAAGACTACACTAAACGTTTGTAACAACAAAAAAAAAAGGTTTATCGTCTATAATAATAATAATAATAATAATAAACCTCAATATATATTTATAAAAAAGTTTTTGAAAAGTACCTTTACTCCGTCTAGCAAGCTAGTTAATACTCTGGTCCCCAATGCAGGTCCATGAAAGACTTACGAGAAGTCCAGTGTTCAGCTTGCAAGAAAATCGGTTTGACATGTTACGCCCAATGTCGAGATCCGAAGTGTGCGGTAATCCATAAGATCCAGGTGATTGAATGACATTTAAACGTAGAGTAATCAAACTGCATCCAGACGTAATGGTAATGTTTGAAAAATATAAAGACAATATTCACAATCATATGTCAAAGAGAAGAGTACCATTAACCTGGAATGAATTTATAATAGCAATTTGTAGTGATTGGGAAAACGGTAGAACTAAATGCGGTTGCGGTATGTTCTATGATTGTCCGCATTGCCATCATACCAGGCGTTACTTTGAAGCCAAACGTAAAGAGGAATATGATTAAATGTTATCACGGGTTAAGTCATTGTACTAAGTGTTGTAGAAGATGCCAAGAAAAAGAATGATCTGTAATCGTTGCAAAGAACTTATACCCTGGAATTCAATGGCAAAGGATCGTAAACACTGCAGGCACTGTTTCAAGGCTCTTAACTTATAACGCATAATCTAATCCTCCCTTATGGTCGCACGAAGACGTAAAGCCTCCAGGAGAAGAGCTCCTAGGCAATTCGGAATAAATATAATAGAAACAGGATCTGCTCTCGCTTTGCTTGAACAAACGAACGCAGGTTCAGCAATGAAATCCTTTTTAGCTGGAGATTTGAATAGTGGATTATCAACTTTATCAAAGTCTGCAAAATCCAATAAGCAAGCGATCACTAAGACATTAATCGGGGCATTTTTAGCAAAAGCTGCAGTTAAATCCTTTTCAAGAGGATCACCTGTATTAGCTTCTCTAGGACCAATTAAGGTAAGGGCATAAACATGGCAATAGTAGTAACAAGAACAGAAGCTGGATTATCAGCAACAACTAGTTTTCAGAGTATGAATAATCAATTTGCAAGTTCAGGCTTGTCTTTGGTTGTACCCTCTGGAGTATCGCAGATCTCTCAGATATCAATGGGAGTTAGTAGTGTAGCAACAGGGGCAGATTTCTGTTCAGGATTCAAATTAACAGGTACAGCACTCCAGGAAGGAGACGCTACATTCATGGGACCTGCAGTTGCGCAAGCAGCAAGTGGTGGAACTGGAGTAGCTAACTGCGTAGTTCAAGAAAAAACCGCACTAGGTGTAACTTCTGGTAATACTTTAGACATCCAAATAGCAGTAACAACTGCAGCAACTATTGATTCTAGCTGTACAATAACATTCGAGTAGATCAATGCCGGAAGGTGTTGGTTATGGCCCTCAAAATACAGCCTCGACAGGTTTAAATCTTAATTATGTAGGTAATTATGCCTATGCATATAGTGG